CCTAACCTAATAGGTCATGCCTGAGGTTGCTCCCGATCTCAGGCAGCTATAAATGGGAGTTAAGAGAGGACGACATGCCAACCATTATTACTGCCAGTCAGTTAAGAAGTGTGCTTGGTGTGTCGTCAGCTCTTTATGATGATACATACTTAAACGGCATTATCGACACCGCAGAAAACACAATTCTGCCAATGTTAGTTTCATTCAAAAGTCCAATCCAAAAAGTGTCGCTGACAAACAATGTCGCCACTTTCACTACACTTGGCATTCATGAATTTACCGAAGGACAATCAGTCGTCATCGCAGGGTGCGGATCACCTTACAATGGAACAAGAACTGTTCTTGATCAAAATCTTGGACAATATACCTTCGAAGCTGCGATCACAAATGCCGATGTCGATGAGGCAAATGTTATACCTAGCGGAACTGCAACCCTATCTAGCGCATCAACTTATGTTGGAAACAAAAGTGTTGAATCAGCTGTCTATGTTGTATCAGTCGAAGTCTTCCAATCAAGAGTTGCATCAGGAGGACAAATCGAAGGAGTAGATTTTACAGCAACTCCATTTAAAATGGGCAGAAGTTTATTTAATCGTTGCGTAGGATTACTTGGGCCTTATCTTGATGTTGAAAGCATGTGCCAATAAATGCCAGCATCAACAATTCTTTCAAGCATTAGGACACCTTTAGCAACCGCACTTGCTGGCGTGGCTGGAAATGTTTATTCATTTGTTCCAGAAACAGTTATTCCGCCAGCCGTGGTGGTAGTTCCAGATAGTCCTTATCTTGAATTGGAAACAATTAACAAAACTACAATTCATGCAAAGATCAATTTTACAATTTCAGTTGCAGTTGCTTATAACAGCAATCCTGCATCGCTCGACAATATCGAGCAGTTAATCATGAGTGTTCTGGCAGTTATCCCAACCGGATATGTTGTCAGCTCGGTCGAAAGACCAACAGTAAGCACAGTTGGAGCATCAACGCTGCTAATCGCAGATGTTCGAGTATCTACCTACTACACACAAACCGCATAAGGAGAATCATGGCAACCACAGTAATAACTGGTCGTGATATATCGTTGTCTTTCACAGGTGGAACAGACATCGAAGCACAAGCGACTAACGCAATTTTAACAAAAGTCAATGAGCGTCAGGTTTATCAAACCCTTGATGGCGAGGCTTATAAAACCACAAACATCTCTGGAACATTCCAGTTAGACATGTTGGCAGATTGGGGCAAAGCAAACTCTGTTTGCGAAGCACTTTGGGCAGCTGCTGAATCAGCACCAGACACAGACATTTCAATCACACTTACAGCTGCAACTGGCGCACAATTTGTGTTTCCAGTAAAGCCAGAATTTCCAACAGCTGGTGGATCTGGTATTGATGCTCAAACTGTTTCTTTTACTTTCACAGTATCAAAGGGCGCAGTAGTAGAAACATTTAGTTAAAATCTAACAACGGGAGCAAAATGAAACTACCAATTACAATTGAATACAACTCAGGCGAGCAAGCAACTTATATTGCTCAACCGCCTGAGTGGGCAAAATGGGAAAAGCAGACAGGAAATACCATTGGGCAAGCAAGTGAAAAACTTGGCATTTGGGATCTTATGTTTTTGGCTTATCATGCTCATAAGCGTGAAGTTGCCGGAAGCAAGCCAATCAAACCAATGGATATTTGGATGGAAACTGTAGCCGATGTCATTGTTGGTGATGCAGACCCAAAAGCCACAAAGCAGGAAGCCTAAACAGATTATTGGTTGAGTTGGCAATTGCCACACATATACCGATGAGTGAATGGGTTGATGCGGACGACATATTAACAGCGATCGAGATATTGGAGCGAAGGAATGGCAAGTGAAACCATTGCATACAATAAGCAAGATCTGCGTGATATTTACAAAGCATTCAAACTCATGGATGAACAAGCTACTGAGGAAGCAAGAACGCAGTCTGCTGCGTTGGCGTATTTTGCATCAGAGGAAATTAAGCAGGCAGCTAAAACTCGAACAAAATCTGGCAAAGTTGCGCAAAGAGTTGCGGATGGTGTCAGTATCTCCAAGTCGAGCAAAATCGGTGAGTTCAGTTATGGTTTCGCAAGACAAAAGTTTTCAGGTGGTGCTACTACGCAAACCCTATGGGGTGGTATTGAGTTTGGTTCAAATAAATACAAACAATTCCCTGCATATTCAGGACGGCAAGGCAGAGGTAGTCGTGGATGGTTTATCTATCCAACCCTTCGCAGAATTCAGCCTGAATTGATTAACAAGTGGGAACAAAGTTTTGATCGCATTATTAAGGAGTGGGTCTGATGGCAACCGGTAATCGCACGCTTAAGTTATCCATTCTTGCTGATGTTGATGATCTTAAAAAGAAGTTAGGCGAAGCTGATAAGGCTGTTGAGGATAACTCCAGCAAGATTTCAGAGTTTGGCAAGAAGGCTGCTGCTGCATTTGCTGTTGCTGCTGCTGCTGCGGTCGCCTATGGCACCAAATTAGCCATTGACGGAGTTAAGGCTGCGATAGAGGATGAACAAGCACAATTGAGGTTGGCTGCTGCCCTAAAGACCGCCACAGGGGCAACTGAAGATCAAATTAAGGCTACTGAAACAATGATCCTTAAGACATCTTTAGCCACCGGAGTTTCCGATTCTGAGCTTAGACCTGCATTACAAAGATTGGCAGTATCGACCAAATCAACCGAAGAAGCGCAAAAATTATTAAGCCTTGCTTTAGATGTAAGCAAAGGATCTGGTCGAGATCTAGAATCTGTTGCAAATGCTTTAGCCAAAGCCCATGATGGTCAGGAAACAGCTTTAGGCAGATTAGGTATTGGTTTATCAGCTGCTGAACTTAAGACCATGAGTTTCACAGATATTCAAAGAAAATTGTCAGATCTTTATGGTGGTGCAGCTTCGGAAAATGCTGAAACATTTCAAGGCAAGATGGATCGATTAAAAGTTGGATTTGATGAGGCCAAAGAAGCATTGGGTGTTGCCTTGCTCCCACAGATTGAGCGATTTATTGGATTCTTAAATGAAAGCGGTATTCCAGCGTTGAATGCATTTATTGCTGGACTTACTGGCGACCAAGGTTTAAGTGCTAGTTTGAAAGAAAGCCAAAAAGGTGCTGAAAGTTTTGGAAAAGCAATTGCAAGCGTGGCTGGCATAATTTCAGGATTTATTACATTTGTTAGAGAAGCAATTGGTTTATTGGTTGAATTTGCTAATCAAGCAATTCGAGTAGTCAATTTAATTAAACCCGGAGCTGATATTGGCTATATCCCAAATCCATCAAAAACTACTGGGATGCTTGGATCAACTCCATCAGTTCCAAGTTCTAATTTTACCTATGGTGCAGGAAACCCAACAGTAATCAACAACATCTCTGTTCAAGCAATTGATTCTGAAGGTGCTGCTAGATCTGTTGCAAAGGTATTAAATCAAAGCGCATCAAGATCAGTTCCACAGCTGTATAACTCTGGCATAAAGGGCGGATAATGACAGTTTGGACACCAGATTGGAAACTTACTGTTGCAGGAGTTGATTACACCGACATTGCAATTAGCGACATTGTTCATCAAGCTGGCAGAGATGATATTTATACCCAACCAAATCCATCTTATTTACAAGTTCAATTAGTTGCTTTATCAGGGCAAACATTACCATTTGATATAAATGATTCTTTAAGTTTGCAAGTTAAAAATAGCAGCGGATCTTATGTTAATTTGTTTGGCGGAGATATAGTTGATATAAGTGTAGAAGTTGAGCGATCAGGCAATTTAACAGCAATAATTTCTTATACTTTATTGGCAATGGGATCGATCGTTAAATTAGCAAAAGAAATTTGGAACGATAACATTGCTCAAGATGAAGATGGCGAACAAATTTACGAAATACTTTCCAGCGTATTGCTTGGATCTTGGAATGATGTTCCAGCAGCTGCTACTTGGGCAACTTATGATCCGACAGAAACTTGGGCAAATGCTGTTAATTTAGGATTAGGCGAAATAGATCGTCCTGGACTTTATACAATGCAACATCAACCAAATACGACAGATATTATTTATAATGTTGTTTCAGATATTGCCAATAGTGCCTTTGGATATATTTATGAGGATAATGAAGGAAATATCGGATATGCCGATGCTGACCATCGCCAAGATTATCTCATTGCAAATGGATATGTTGATTTATCCGCCAATCATGCTATTGGATCAGGATTGCGAACAACTGTCAAATCGGCAGATATTAGAAACGATATTTATCTAAATTATGGAACAAACTATAATTCACAAAAAACTTCTACTTCAGCTTCATCCATTGCTCTTTATGGATATAAAGCAGAAACCATAAATTCCAGAATTCATTCAGCAGCTGATGCTCAAGAGGTTGCTGATCGATATATCAGCCTACGGGCATTTCCTCAACCAGTTTTTGACAGCATAACTTTTCCAATCACAAATCCAGAAATTGATGATTCTGATCGGGATAATCTATTAAATATATTTATGGGAATGCCTCTCAATATCCAAGATTTACCAGATCAAATTAGTAATGGCGAATTTGAAGGATATGTCGAGGGATGGCGTTGGAGCACAAGATTTAATGAATTGTTTTTAACGATTAATCTATCGCCAGTTAGCTTCAGTCAAGTGGCTATGAGATGGAATTCTGTCCCGATAGGTGAGCGTTGGAACACTTTAAGCAATACTTTGACATGGGAATACGCTACAATCGTAGCCTGATAATAGGAGAAAAATGGCAACTACTACAAATTACAGTTGGACTACCCCCGACGATACCGCTTTGGTTAAAGACGGAGCTGCAGCAATTCGATCACTTGGAACAGCGATTGATACAACTGTTTTTAACAATGCTGCTGCAGCAATTGCCAAATCAATTGTCGATGCTAAGGGTGATTTAATTGTTGCTTCAGCCGATAATGCAGTTGCTCGTTTAGCTGTTGGAACAAACGATTATGTCTTGACTGCTGATTCTACAGCGACAAATGGTATTAAATGGGCGGCACTTCCTGCCTCTGGTGCAACTTATGTTGGCTGTCAAGTTTCAAAATCCGCTCAACAAGCAGTAAGTAATGACACAGATACCGCAGTTAGTTTTGATACAGAAGCAAATGACAGTAATGGTTTTCATGATAATGCAACAAATAATTCAAGATTAACAATACCTGCTGGCAAAGGTGGCAAGTATTTAGTTTTTGCTTCACTTCAATGGCAAAGAGAAAACGCTGAAGCACAAAGATCTTTCACCATTAAAAAAAATGGAACAACTGTTGTTTCTGGTGCTGATTTTGGTAGATTTGTTGCTACCTCTAGCAGCCAATTAACTTGTCGCACAACGATGACAAATATATTATCATTGGATGCGGCAGATTATATTCAAATGATTGCATATCAAAATTCAGGTGGAACAAGACAAATAGAAGGTAATGATTATGTTCCATTATGCACAAGTTTCGGTCTAATTTATTTAGGAGCATAAAATGATAAAATTTGATTTACCTGCAAAACTTAATGGCGAACAATTAAAAACCGAATTAAAAGCTGAAGGCATTGTTCTCAATCAAAATGTTTTTGTTGAAGACAATTTTGTATATTTAGATATAGATTTACAAGATGAAACAAAGGTTAGATCAATAATTAATGCTCACGTCGGTATTGATACAATTGTTCCTGAACCAAGTGTGGAGCAAAAATTATCAAGTGTTGGGTTAAGTCTTGATGATTTGAGATCGGCTTTGGGTCTTTAGCATAATTTTGAGAAATTGTGCCAATGAAACCATATCTATCAAAAGCAGCTGTGCAAATGCGAGAGCAGATTGATGACAGTTTTCCTGATAGGTCTAGGAAATCGGATGGTTGGCTTTCAGACGCCAGGCATCAAAAAATAAAGTCGGATCACAACGCTTTGCCTTCGGGTGAGGTTTGTGCAATTGACATTACAGCTGATCTAGGTCAAGCCGAAGGCATATCTGCCTACCTTGCCGATCAGATCAGAGTTGCTGGCAAAACAGATAAGCGAATCAAATATGTTATTCATAATCATCATATTGCCAGCAAACTATTAAATTGGCGTTGGCGTAAATACAAAGGCATCAATCCTCATACCAAGCACATCCATATTTCATTTTATCCAAATCAATCTGGCGAATTTTTTAACATCCCACTACTAGGAGGCAACTCATGAAACTAACCAAAAAACACAAGGCAGCAATTAAGTCATATTTGAGAGCTGTTGCAGCTTCCGGTATTACTGTGGCACTCGCCATCGTTGCCGATATTCGACCAGAGTTGGCAGTTCTTGCTGGAGCATTAGTTGCACCATTAGCAAAAGCAATTGATCCAAATTCGGGGAGCGAAGCAGATTATGGCATCAATGCCAAATGAGCGCAGAATCTTGGGTTGGTATAGTCGTTGGCGTTTGCGCCATATTCACAAGTTTATTGATGGGTCTGCGCTGGGTTATTAAATCTTATTTAGCCGAGTTGAAACCGAACTCAGGCACAAGCATGAAGGATCAGATTACTAGACTGGAACAGCGTGTCGATGATCTGTTTGTCTTAATTAGTCAGCGATAATTTTTGTCATGGCGAACACCCGAAAACCTATCAAACGCAAAAAGATCAATCGTCGAGTCGTTCGCCAAACTCCTGAGCCATTAACAAAAATCGATCAACATTACATGGCTTTGCATGAATGCTATAAAGCAGCTAGAAAAGCAGGATTCACACCTGAGCACGCATTTTGGCTGATGACGGAACACAAGACTTTTCCTGATTGGATTGTGGGCGATGGTGGGATCATCCCATTCATGGATCCAACTGACGATGAGGATGACGATTAAGCGATACTTGGTTATTTCGGATTTACAAATCCCTTACCACCATGAAATAGCAGTCAAGAATGTAATTAAGTTAGCAAGACGGGAGCGGTTCGATAGTGTTCTTTGTGTTGGCGATGAAATCGATTTTCAAACCATTAGCCGATGGGCTGAGAAAACACCTTTGGCTTATCAACAAACTTTGGACGATGATCGTTCAGCTACTCAGGAAATCCTTTGGGCTCTCACAGAGCACAGCCGAGAAGCTCATATTATCCGCAGTAATCATACTGATCGCCTATATAACACTTTATTAAAAGTTCCGGGGCTGATTAGCCTTCCAGAATTGCAATACGCCAAGTTCATGGATTTTGAATCTTTGGGTATTAACTTTCACAAACAATTTTATGAATTTGAAAAGGGCTGGATTTTGGCTCATGGCGATGAAGGCAACATGAATCCTAATGCTGGACAGACTGCCCTAAATCTTGCCAAAAAGGCAGGAAAGAGCGTGGTTTGTGGTCATACTCATAGGCTAGGTATGTCAGCCTATTCAGAGGGGCTATATGGGGCTTATAGACCCCTTTATGGCGTTGAAACCGGCAATCTTATGAATCGAGCAAAGGCTCATTACACAAAAGGGCTTATGAACTGGCAAATGGGCATAGTTTTGATGGAATGGGATGGCAAAAATATGAGCGTGCAAATGATCCCAATTAACAAAGATGGCAGTTTCACAGCTTTAGGAAAGACTTATGGGGCGTGAAACCGATTATCAGCCTCGCACGATTGATGACCATATCGATGATTTTGAGGATATTAGCGTTATCTAATCGTTATAAAACACACCGAAAGTAATTAACCAAGCGTCCTTGCTTTAGGTCATACTTTATGCATCCACAAAAGCTGTGGATATGTAAGGGAGCAACATGACCGCAAAGGATGACATGCTACAACTGGCATGGATATTTATGGGCTTAGGTATTGGCGCATGGATTATTCATGAAATCAAAGAAACCGCATTCCAAAATGGTTATTGGAAGGGTCGGGCGGATGGCTGGAATATGCACCGCAGAATGGCTGAAACAAAGCGCAAGTCAGATGAAGTGTTTGATTATGACAAGCAGAACTGAGTTTTTGGATGAGATCGCAACAATCCTCACAACTAGAGGATCGATTTACGGAAGCAGTCAAAGCAATCACGAACGAATCTCAGAATTGTGGTCAGCTTATTATGGAGATTACATATCGCCAATGCAGGTCAGCATCATGCAGCTGCTCGTTAAAGTCAGCAGACTTGCCGAAACTGCAAATCACCAAGATAGTGTTAAAGACATCATTGGTTATGCAGTCATTTACAAAGAATTGCATGACCATTACGACCAAGAGTTTGGAGTAGATGATGGCATTTAATTTAGAGGATTATGAAACAGTTGAATCAAGATTGGAGAAATGGCATGGAAAATTTCCAGACAACAGAATCGAAACTGAACTCATTGAAGCATCAAACACTCGATTCATTGTATTTTGTAAATTATTCAAAACAGAGGCAGACCCAAAACCATGTGCGACAGGGCTCGCTTTTGAAACAATTTCGGATCGCGGTGTCAATTCGACTTCTGCATTGGAAAATTGTGAAACTTCAGCGATCGGTCGAGCACTTGCAAACGCAGGTTTTGCTGCTAAGGGCAAAAGAGCTTCTCAAGAGGAAATGACAAAGGTTGCAAGTTTCAAAGAAAAACTTGAATCCAAACAAAACATGTATGGCAAACCCGGATCTAAGTCAGCACAAATTGAAACAATCTTGAGAGATAGTTTTGAAGCTGATAAGAAACTTGAGCCAGTTGCGTGGTCTGTTGGTGATGTAGTTGCTGAAATAGGTGCATCGAAACCAAATCAACCACCAGCATGCGAACATGGTCATATCTTGAAAGAAGGAATTTCAAAAGGAGGTAAGCCTTATTATGGATATGTTTGTAAAGCAAAACAATGTGATGCCAAATGGGCAAAACTTACAGCTAATGGAAAATGGTATTTTGAAGGAGGTGAATAAATGTCGGAATTACAAATCATTGACGGCTCTGGTTTAACTGCAACCTTTACGGATGACGGGATTAAAGTCGAGCCATCAACAATTCGCTGCGATACATGCAACGATGACAGATTACTTCATGAGGGCGATCTGCTTCGATGCTATGTGTGCCACACGATCAATCGAATTCCTTATAATGCCTAATTACGAATACGAATGTCCGGGTGAGGAAATTGCAATTGTAATGGAATTACCTATGGATCATAAAACTCCTAATTGTCAAGTATGTGGCGCAATTATGAGGCGTGTTTATACAGCTGTGCCAGCAATTTTTAAGGGTAATGGTTGGGCAGGAAAGCGTGGTTAAGTTTCGATGCAATTTCTGCTCAGCCAATACCGAATTCATTTGGCTTGATGGATATGACACCCATGAAGGATTTAGAGTTTATCAATGCCTTAAATGCTGTGGCGTTGGCGTTAAGAATGAAGCTGAATCAACCGATACGCAAGAGCCAGTCATGCGCTGCAATAAATGCGGTGCTTGGATGTTTGCAGATAAGGAGTGCCATACATGTGCGATTCTCATGATCAAGGAACGCATCAAATAGATTGGGATTATCAAAATGAGCTGCGCAAACAATGGTTGCTAGATAACCCAGATTCTAATTATCAAGGCTGGATGTCAATATGATGGAGGCAGGATTTGATGAAACTTGGATCGATACAGATGATTTCAAAATCGTTGCAATTTACTCACGACATACCGTCTGACCTGCGGTTTTGTCGTTTCAATTTGACAAGGGTTGTATGCTCTAGTCGCATTGGCTCTCAAAGCCAAAACGCGAGCCCGAAGGCATCGCTCGCGAGGTGCATGCTAGTTGGGATCGCTCTATGTTTAGCCAACATTTTAGGCTTTGAAAAAGCATATTCCGTTCAGCCTTCAACAAACCATTATCGTCAATGGGCTTTTATTCAGCTTAATGACTTAGATCAATTTTATTGTTTAGATGAGCTTTGGTATAAGGAAAGTAGATGGAACCCTAAAAGCCGTAATGGAAGTCATTATGGTATTCCTCAAGGTAGATCAAAGTATTTATTAACTGTTAATGGATTTAAGCAAGTTGATTGGGGATTGAAATATATTAAAGAGCGTTATGATAATCCTTGTAATGCTTTAGCACATCATAAGATTAAGGGATGGTATTGAGTAAGAGTGCATTAAGATCTACCGGATCAACCCATCGTTGGCGATCTATTCGCAGCAGGATCTTAAGAAGGGATCAGTTCATCTGCCAATACTGCAATCAGGAAGCTACAACAGTTGATCATGTCATACCAAGACGATTAGGTGGGCTTGATACTGATGATAATTTAGTGGCTTCATGTCGTAGATGTAATTTAAGCAAGGGAGGGCGTTTTTTTGTGAGCGCACCGACACCACCGACCCCCCGTTCCTTTTCTAACCCACGAAACACCTCAATCAGCCACGATCCGACACAATCAAATTCGTCATGACTAATTCTGAAGTAATCCAATTGGATCGAACTGGATCGATTTTAGGAGGTGTGCAAACTCCACGAATATGCTCAAAACTCAATGATTTACCAAGTAAGGGTCAAGAGATGATTGATTTTGCAACTGAACTTGGGATCAACTTGATGGAATGGCAACGCTTTGTGTGCATACATGGCCACAAAGTGCGTGAGGATGGGCGGTGGGCTCATTCTGAACTGGGTTTGATTATGGCTAGACAGCAAGGCAAATCGACTTTGATGATGCTTCGGATCTTAACCGGAATGTTTGTATGGGGTGAGGGTTTGCAACTTGCATCAGCTCACAGACTTACAACATCACTTGAAACTTTTAGGCAGATCGTTGGCTTAATTGAAACAAACCCAAGACTTGAAAAAGAGGTTAAGAAAATCCGATGGCAACATGGTGCTGAGGAAATAGAGCTGTTTGGCAATAGACGATTTGTTGTAAAGGCTGCAAACAATGCTGCGAGAGGATTATCAAAACCTGAAACCATCCATCTTGATGAGCTTCGAGAATATAAAGATGAGGATGCTTGGTCATCAATGCGTTATTCAATGATGGCTGCTAAAAATCCGCAGGTTTGGGTTTATTCATCAGCAGGAGATCAACATTCCGTAATTCTAAACAAATTGCGTGAGAGGGCGTTGGCTTCAGCTACGACCAACGATCCGATTGGTTGGTTTGAGTGGAGTGCTGAACCCGATGCTCCAATCTTGCTTCCGTCAGGCGAGATGAACTGGAGTGCATTTGCTCAAGCCAACCCATCATTAGGAATAACGATCCATCCGGACAATTTGAAAGCTGTTATTAACGATCCGCCAGATATTGTGCGAACTGAGGTATTGGCTCAATGGGTAGATACAATCAACTCAGCAATTGATGCTCAAAAGTGGTCATTATGTCAGACCGACCCAATACCATTAGATCCTGAGCAACCAACTTGGTTTGGTTTAGATTTATCGCCTGATAGAAAATTCGGTGCATTGGTTGCTACTCAAAAATTACCAGGAGAAAAATTTAATTTAGTTCTACTGCATACATGGTCAAATGATTATTCAATAAATGATTTGGCGGTTGCAAACGATATTGCACCTTATGTTAGAAAATATAATGTTCAGACTGTCGCTTATTCCAAAAGGACTGCACAAGCTGTCGCAAGTCGGTTAGTTCCTGCTGGAATTCCCATTACAGATATGGATGGGGCGATATATGCTGAAAGTTGCGATCGATGGCTTGGGGCGATCAATAGCCACAGGTTGCAACATAGTGGGCAGGATGAACTGACCCAACAAACGCTATCCGCTGCAAAACTACCCTATGGGGATGGGTCGTGGATCATTGGAAGGCGTGCAAGTCGAGTGGCAGTTTGTGCAGCTGTCGCTTCGGCATTAGCAACCTATTTTGCGACACAAGCAGAAACGGAAATTGACATACAAATCGCATAATTCGGACATTATGGTATATTATGTCCAAATGGGATTATTTGATCGTTTCCTGACAAATCAGACAATTGCAACAACAACTGATGTTGCTGCTTCTTATGCTCCATACAATTTACAAGCTGCAATTGGTGGAATGATTTATGGAAGTCAAACAGCTACAAGGGAACAAGCGATGTCCGTTCCCGCGTTGGCAAGAGCACGCAACATTATTTGCTCAACAGTTGGATCATTGCCTGTCGAAACTTATAATCATTTTACAAAAGAGCATTTAAGACCAGCAAGAGTTTTAATGCAACCAGATCCAAGAATTCCCGGATCAGCAACTTATGCTTGGATTGCTGAAGATATTTTAATGACAGGATTTGCTTATGGACAAGTCCTCGATTCATACTCAGAATCAGATGGCGCAAGAGTAAGAGCATGGACAAGAGTTGCACCGGATAGAATTACTTATCAATTAAATGCCAATCAAACTGAAATTTTATTTTATAGAGTCGATGGCGCAGAAGTTCCGCTTTATGGTGTTGGAAGTTTAATTGTATTTAATGGACTTGATGAAGGATTATTAAATCGAGCAGGTCGCACAATCAGAGCTGCATTGGAATTAGAAAAAGCGGCTGAAATGTATGCAAAAGAGCCAGTTCCAACAATGGTCTTAAAATCAAATGGCACAAATTTAACACCAGAGCGAATTACAAGATTGTTAGAATCATGGAAAGCCAGCAGATCAACAAGATCAACTGCATTCTTAAATGCTGATGTTGAATTGCAAGCATTAGGCTTTGATCCGGCAAAATTACAATTAAATGAAGCCAGACAATACTTGGCTTTAGAAATTAGTAGAGCAACAGGCATTCCGGCAAGTTTTGTTTCAGCAGAAACTACAAGCATGACTTACAGCAACATGACAGCTGAAAGAAAAGCACTTATTGACTTTTCATTACGACCAATATTGACATCAATTGAACAAAGATTGTCAATGGCTGATTTTGTGCCAAATGGCGTTGAAGTCAGATTTGACTTAGATGATTTCTTGCGTGGATCTGCATTAGAGCGAGCGCAAGTTTATGAAATCCTAAATCGCATTGGCGCAATGAGTGTCGAGCAAATACAAGAGGAGGAGGATTTAATTCGATGAGAATTGATTTCCCAATTACATTAACAGCTGCGGATAATCGCAAGCGCACAATCTCAGGCACAATTGTGTCTTGGGATGAAAAAGGCATAACAAGTGCTGGCGCAACATTATTTGAAAAAAACAGCATTGATTTTAGCAAGCCAATCAAATTATTACTTGAGCATGATCGCACTCGGCCTATTGGCAAAATGATTGACATTACAGCTGACGACAAAGGCATTGAGGCAACATTCAAGATTGCCGGAACTATTGCTGGCGATGACAGTTTGCTTGAAGCAGCCGAAGGTTTAAGAGATGGATTTAGCGTTGGCGTGATTGTCGATGATTGGGATAGCAGCA